TTACAGCTTTCGCCATTCCTCGATTTCCTCGGCGTAGTCCTCCAAATGGGCGCGCACGATACGCTCCACGAAGCTCGACAGATTGGCGCCCCTGTCTCCCAATCGACGGACAACGAAGTCGGCGCGCTCCTGAGTCGCCCGACTCAAATAGACTGCCCGACGTTCGATCAGCTTGGCGGGGACGAGGAAGGTCTGCTTGTAAGCCTCCAACGTCCCTCGTCTCATTTTGGCGCTGATGCGTTTCGGTGTGGGTGCACTCTCGGCATGCACAGCTTGCTCGGATGGCTCTGCTTCCTGTGGATGCGTTTCTTCCGGATAGACGTCAAGGAACGCCCGGTCCGCTTTGTTGGTGTTTTTCTTTTTCATGGTTGCTATCTCCTTTTCTGTTTGATTGTGTGGGATGGTTTGGTTGTGATTGGTGCTTGTTCTTGTAGGCGACGGATGCGGCTAGCATGAAACTCGTTGAGATCCTTGCATCCTTGGTAGTGTACGGACATGTCTTCCACCTGGAACCCAGCTTCGATGAACGTGCTCAAGGTTCGCCTTCCAGCGTCGTCGTTATCAAGGAACGCACGGAGGGCCGTGATGTGCCGCTCGCGCAAGTAACGGATGCACCGCCCAACATTAGCCACGGAGTTCATTACAAGGCAATGGCTACCGACCTTTTCTTTCATTGAAAGGAAGGAAAGGAAGTCCATGAAGCCTTCGAAGAGGCAGACTGGCTGCCGCCCGTCGGGAAAGATGGGTGTGATGTCCTTCGGCGCTAGTGTCCCTTTGAATAACCCGGCGCCCCGTAGCTCATAGCCGCCCGAGGCATTGGGAAAGCCGATGACTTCGTACGTTCGTCCCCTCACCTCGTAGCGGACACATCGGAGGAAGGATCGTGCCCGACCGAGGTCGATGCATCGCACTTTGCTCAGGTAGTCTTGCAAATGTGGCGGAAGGTCATCCGATATGCCGATCAATTTTCTTCCTCTGTCTGTTCTCTCGGGGCTATGACGGTGGGATTCCGTCCGCGGGTAATCACTTATCGTGCGACCGAAAATCATCTGCCCCAAACAGCGGATGGCCTCTGGAAGGGTGCACCCCTCGAGTCGCATATAGAGGTCGATGATGCTTCCTCCGCAGCCTTCGGCATAGTCAATCCACAGGTTCTTTTCGGTGTCCACTTTGAAGCTCGGATGGTGCTCGTCCCGCAGCGGTGAGCGGTACATCGCGTAGAATGCCAGCCACCGGACGGGCGTGATGCCTTTACTTTCCAAGTACGCCGTGATGGGGTACCGCCTGATGGCCGATAGGTTTTCTTCTTTTTTCATACTGATCAAACATTGAGATGGGTAATGAAATGGTGTGGTGTTTTATTGGAATGCAAGTGATTTAGGATCAAACACCCGTACTTTTTGGTTTCTTCTTACTACAAACTACAATTGCCATAATCGATTGTTTGCCAATAGCATTCATGCAGATAGAAGTCACTACGCAGCTGACTACATGTTACTACTACAGATTTGAAGGAGCGGACAGGGGAGGATCTTTCGGACTTTGTAGACATACAGCGGGCTGCCGCCGTTCCGCCGCCGGCTGACCTTGATGTATCCGGCCTTTTTCAGCGCCTCTCCCATACGTTTGGCCGTGAGCGGCTGGCGCGTGTAGGCGCCGAGGTAAGTCAAGATTTCGGTCGTTGTCAGGTAGGAACAATCACTGTCGGTGGTCGGCAGCTCGAAACAGCGCAACAGGAGCTCCATCTCCGCGGTCTGCACTTGGAACGCCTCACTTTCGCGGTATAACTCCGCGATCTCCTCGTCGTTGAACCAATACCGATAGCCCGATTGCAACAGCGATTTGGCCTCCGCATAAACGGCGTCCATCGAGACGGCCCTTGCCCGATTGATGTCGATGGAGAGCACCTCGAAGGGCAGGAAACGCCTGCTGCCGGTGGGGTCGGTGAGGAAGTCGTTGCCATTCACTGAGGCCACGAAGCTCGCCATGTGGGGGTGCTCCTCCATGTGCTTATCGTAAGGCATGCGATACTTGACCATTGAACAGGTGATCAGGTTCTTCAACTCGTTTTCGTCTCGCTTGTTGAGCGCCTTGAGCTGGTCGTCGATGTTGATAATGAGATTCTGCCCGATGTAGGTCAGCGTGTCTTTTTCCTGCGGATAGATCTTGCCGGTATAGCTGTAGCCCTGCAGTTTAGGCGGGCAAAGCAGGTCGAGAAACGTCGTCTTGAATCGCCCTTGTTCACCGGTTAAGACCAGGCAGGTGTGGTTGCGACACTCGCGGTCGTCCATCGCGTTGGCGACTACAGCTACAAGCCATTTTGTCAGGTACAGCAGCCATTTCTCCGGGTTACGGACGACGACGCAGTCAGCCAATTCACGGATGGCGTGCGCGTTTGGGTCATCCAATGCAGCGGTGGGCAGGGCTTTGAAATATTCCTGTATGGGATTGACGCGGGGCGAAAAACTGCTTTCGATGATCGAGTAGAGATTGTCTGGGGAGGTCATGATCCCGGCTTCGCTATCGAGTTCGCGGCGCAGCGTGTTGATCTCATAGCGACTGACCTTCACGAATCGCTCCTCCCCGCGGCCGCGATATTCCGCCCGTCCCCAAACGGTATTGTATCGGAACGTGTAATGCCGGGCGAGGTAGGCCTCGATCTCCCCGTTCTTTGATGAACGCCCGCCGTTGTCCGGTGTTTTATCGGTGTTTATGTTGCTTCTATCTGCCTGTTTCTTCATGGCTGGCTGGGATGAGTTTTCGGGGGTGAAAGTGTGATGAGCATCCCCGGCATCCAAGCATGCAACGTTGTCCGGCATAATGTTGCATCCGTTTGCGGCCGATTTCTTCAGAGAATAGGCTTTACAAGGGAGTGATTCGCCCCTCCGATAAGACAAAACGGCCGTGAAAGGAAAGGAGGCCGGGGACAATTCGCAGGCTGCTATCTGCTTTCACTTGCGGCAGTTTTCCGAATGGACGGAAGCGGAGTCCATGCTACACCGGCTGTTTCCTTACTGTTCCATTTGCATCCCTCCTGTTCCCGATTGCATAGGCAGCGTTTTTTGTACGACTACGTTTGCCGCCGAAAACAGTAAAACCTAAAATACTAACCAGAAAACGAATACGTGAGACCATGAAGTATTTGATTATTACAGAAGCCGATTGGCTGAGCCTGCGAGATGAAGTGCTGAGCCTTGCCGCATGTTGCCTGAAGGCTTTCGGAGAACCATCCAAACACACGGACTGGCTACACAACGGGGACGTCTGCCGACTGCTCGGCATCAGCAAACGCACTCTGCAACATTACCGGGATACGAACGTGCTACCTTTTGCGCAGATCGGGCATAAGTGCTATTACAAGCGGGAGGACGTGGAGCGACTACTCTGCGTGAAGTCTGACAAAACGACAAACACGAAAGCATGATGATGGAAGCGATTCAAGAGTTGAGTTTAGAGGCAGGCGAGATGCAGGTGGTCATCTCAGCCTTGCAACGAGTAAGAGGAAGGATTCGGGAAGTGTCCGAGACACACCGGCCACTCTTCTGTGGAGAGCATTTCCTCACGGGTAAAGAAGTATGTGAACGACTCTACATCAGCCCCCGTATATAATCCGCCAATCAAAAAGTACAAGGTTTCCAATCAAAAAGTACAAAAACGGGACGTGTTTTTCGCGCCCCGTTTTTTGTATCCCTTTCACACCTCGAAAGGGGGCATTTTCGCCCCTTTTGATCGTCTACTTTACTTCTTGGAAGGTTGTCGAGTAGATCAGATTGAACACGACGATCTTATTGCTGCGCGTCTGCATTGTGGCACGGCTGCGGCTGAGGGCGGAAACCGTATCGCCCAGCGTCTCACCTTGGAGGGCATCATGTAGCTTTTCCACCGTATCGAGCATTTGCAGGGCCATGTCGCGCACCTTTTCAGGGGCGTGGTTGTGCGTTTCGCCAGCCGGTGGAAAGGCCACGCGTAGGGTGATGTCAGCCATTACCAATTGCGTATTCACCTCCACGGCAAGGTCACGGCAATTCGTGTAGTCGATGCTCAGCAGACAGCAAGGCCATTCCACGGGCGGGCGTTCGCTGGATGCGCTCAGCTGCCCGCGGTCGAAGTCTATAAAACGAATCTCGGGCACACACTGCCCGATTCGGTCGCATAAAGCGATAAACAGTTCCTTATTCATTGCCTCTATTCTATTTGATTACAGTATGCCATCGATGGCCTCATCGAGACGCTTTTTGATGCGGTCGGCCATGTCTCGAGAATAGCCCATGAATTGCCGCTTGGGGATATTCATGTGACGCGTGTGCGCCTTTACCGTGCCCGGGGCGTCGCCGGCATCCACCTTTTTCTTATTCGCTTTGCCCTTCGTGCTGCGCACGTAGGACTGTATAGCCACATCCCCCTCGAACCCCTCATTGTGCACTTGTGCGTAGGGCACTTGGGCATTACCGGCTGAGATGACGACCTTATCCGGCCCCACGTAGGCGGGACGGATACTATTCATCAGATTACCGCTTTGCACCAATAGGGAGCCGCTCTTTTTCGGTCTGCCTGGTATCCACGGAGATCCATCGAACCCTTTCACCGCAAAGCGCTCTTTGTAATACTCTACGGCTGTCTCTGACACAATGGCAGGCGCAGTGCTCAAAATCTTTTCCGGTAACGCCTTCAAATAATTCTTGAACTCATCTATATCCATATTCTGTTCCCTGTTTCGTTGTATATTTGCATTGAAGTTTGCAGCCACGGTTAAGGCTGATGGCCAACACCTCGGGGATGTATGGGGACTCCAGCCGACTGTAACAGCTACAGCGTGAGATGCAAATCAATCCCCCAATAAGCCGGAGTCCATCCGGCTTATTTTGTTTTCGGGGCTTTCTTAATCAGCAACCCGCGACGCACATTCTTATCCCTTAGTACATACCACGATTTTAGCATCAGCTTCGCTCGTTCAACTTTTCCAATCACGGCGATCGCCTCATCTTTGTAGTATTTGATCATTATGTAATTGTTGACTGCCCTCACATGGGTGTTCCTATCTTTTCGATCTCGACCAAGCCACACTTCATCAGGCGCATCAGCTACTTCCCGGATGGCATTCAAAAACTCAGTACGGAAAGCCCGTTTCTTTACTATATCTGTAGAGTGCGCAGTAAACGCCTTCTTTGTCATCTGCCACACACGGCCGACATAGTCTTTCACCTTCAATAGTTCCATGCCGGCCTCAATGACTTTATTCGCATCAAACCATTCTTCCGGTGATCCCTTGTATTTGGGTACCTCTTTTTTTGCTTCCTCTTTTAGCACATCGATCGATCCCTCAACGCCCCATTCGTCTGGGGTGATCTGCTCGATCGTCTTGCTGGGCATATCCGTAAAGTTGCGGATATACATCTGATTCTCCGTGAACACCGCGGCCTCATTAGCTCGATTGATGCCGAATCCCTGTGTCTCGCACCGTTTCCATTCGGGCGATTCAAGGTATTCGTCGCATTGCGCACGCATGCCCTCTATATCTAATTCGACCGCCTCATGCCTCATTCTGGGGGTAATGTAGCAACGGCAGTTCCACCCGTTGGGTGGCATAATCTTTTGCCAGCGCGGATCATTGACCGGCAGGATTAGCCCCTCTAAGACTTGGTGCTCCTGCCTTACACGGTTATCTCCCACGGTACGGTATTCCCAAAAGGGGAACACGTTCGTTTGCGCCATAAGGCGCCGGTAGGTGCTTGCCGATTCGGCCACGGATACGGCCGTATTGTACTCCGTGCGCAGCCATTGCTCATTGTAGACCTTTAGCAGCGCTCTGGCTTTCTTTCTGAAATCGCTGTAGCCCTTGCTCTCGCGGAACAGACGGTTTAATTCACTCACTTCGGCCAGTGTTTTGGCGGCTGAGAAATGAAACAGGTTTTGCTCCAAGGCGGTGATGTAAGCATCATCGTTGGCATTGTAGACAAAGCCACTATCAGCCAGACGGACGTCCGCGCGGCGATAGCCCTTTCGCAGTCCGCGGATGAGCTCCGTGTGGGTGTAGGCGAATAGTTCGGCGCTGAAATAAGCGTGGCCCTTTGTCTCAATCGTCTGTCGGATCAGGGCATCCGCAAGCGTGGCTTCCGAGAGTGTGAGGATGTCGGATGTCGCCCGGCCGTATGACCGGGCGGGGACGAAAAAATCGAACAACCGGGTAAAGAAGTTGCCGCGGTCGCGATCCGCATGTTTCACTTTGCGACTTGTCGGCGCATCATCCTCCGATGCCTTTTTGTCAGGCACGGTGGCGTCTGCTTTGCCCTTGTCGGGGGCGGTTTCTTCGTCCGTTTCTTCTTCCTCACTGTCCCCCTCGGGCACGCCAAACAGCGGCTGCGCCTGTCGGCGGGCGATAGGCTCGCCAGGCTCGGGCAGGGGGATGTTGTACTTTTCATGCAGGTAGCTCTGCGGGATGGGTAGGATGTCCGAGAGTTGAACGATTTCGGGCACCTCGAGCTCACGTTTGGCATCCATGTAGCGGAACTTCCCGCCAGTGATCGGATAGCCGCGACGGATGAGCATGGGCACAAAATAGCGATTGAGCATACGCTCCACGAACCGCCTATCGGCGCGGTGCTTCTTTTCTTGAACAGCCATGTGCACCTGCCCTTGCGCCAGCGAACTGCCGTCTACGGTGGTCATCGTCTGCCCCAAAATGGTGATCAGGATTTCCTCCGTACAAGCCTGTCGGAACTCTTTATATAGAAGCCCATTGCCAGACGCTGCGTTGGCTTCCTGCGTGGCCTCTGTCTCTTTGGGGATAACGAGATAAGGCGCCGATCCGGCCGTCTCGAAGGCGCGGATCAATTCGCGGCGGCTGGCCTCGTCCATTGCACTGTATTTGCCGATGCGCAGGGGCATGCCGAACAACTCGACAAACTGCGCCCAGTCGCCAAATCCGCCGCGTTTGTAGATGACCAGTGGCGAGACCTTCAGCAATAGCCCGAGATCGTCGTCTTTGCCCCACTGAATGATCCGATCATCACCGGCGTAGGAGATACCGCGATCATCCGTCTGCTGCCTTACAATCTCTTTCAACTTCGGGCGGATGTGCTTCCGATTGATAGACGTAAAGCGGAAGGCTCGATCCTCATCAAAATCGAACTCATCGACGGAGATACCCCAGAATTTGGCCATCATAATCTCGCCGATCAGTTCCTCGAACTCGACCGTATCCATCAGATCATACATCACATCCACGTCTTTGTTGTCGATCGTGAACGACAGATCGGCGTCTTTGACGGCGTCGATACGTTTATCGATGGCGTCGGCAAGCACGCCATCCAGCAGGATGTCACTATACAGGTCGTAAAGCTTTGTACGGTTGCCATTGTCGGCCATACGCAGTGCGGAGCGCCATGCGGCCACATCGTGGACGGTGCGCACCACAGGCTGCACGATGATCTGCGTAGAGATGGGGCCAGCGGCGGCCTGTTTATGCTTCGTTTTATTGCTCATTAAATGGCGTTTAATCGGTGTTTAATCAGTGCTTAATAATGCTGGCCGCGTTTGGGATTGCTGCCAAAGTGGATCTTTCCGATCGGCGACTCATTGCCGGGCTCAGTGGTGCGTGGGGGTAGGTCTGGCGAGAGATCGCCCTTTTGCACAAGCCGCAGCCACGCGATAGCGCTGTCGTAACGCTTTTCGCGTAGTTCCATATCGATACAGGCATTGCCGAGGTTCACAAAGTGCCACACGGCAATGTCTTTGACAAATAGCAGCAACAGCGCATTGCGCGCCTCACCCTCAGCCGAGAAAATGGCAGCCGTGTCGAAGTCATGCAAGTAGCTTTTGGCCTCGGCAATGGCAGCATCGATGGCGGCCACGGGTATGGCCTCTGTGTCGCGGCTAATGACGGCCACCGTCTCGTCATGCAGGTGGGTATAAAGTTCGTCGACGGTCAGAAACATGGGGAAAGAAGTGAAAACGAAAAGTGAAAAACTAAGCCTGCCCGGCGCTCAGCTGGGCGATGATTTCACGCTCACGGTCGGAGATTGCCCATGCCACGCTGGCTACCTTTTCCGCCTTGAGGCGGTCGGCCTCACGAAGGGCTTCTTCCATGCGAGCGGCTTGTTGGTCAGACAGCAAAAAGCCACCGCCATAGATGTACTTCTTCACTGCCTGTTGGCTGTCCAAACGGCGGACAAACGTGGCCTCACTGCGAGGGATCGAGAGCGCTACGCCGTGGCTGGCGCAGCGGGACAGATCGGAGAATGTCAGCAAATGCGAGGGGTAGCTATAGCGCGGCAAAGGATCTTTGCTACGCATAGCCGTCGTGAGGCGCTCATAAAGATCGGGCACGGACATGGCCAGCGTGTCCCCGAACAGGTTGCTGGCAAAAGAGGTGCGCACCGCGGCGCCGTTCTCATAAATCACATCCGCGCCACAAACGAGGCGTGTGTAGGGCGCATCGAGGTTGAAAATTGTTTTATGCTGAGCAAACAGGAAGAAGCGTACGCCGCGCTCCAAGTACCAGCGTATGATCTCGGCAAACTTTGAAAACGGCGGATTGTCCACCACGACGCACCCGTCGGGATATTCCACTCGGCGATAATCCGTATCCGGCCAAAAGGGGCGTACGATCTGGGCGCCGCGGAGGTCGACCTGTTCGCTGAGCCAGCCGTGCACGATGTCGTACACCTCGGGCGGTGTGTAGCAGTCGTCAGAGGTACGTTTGCGCTCGAATTTGGCCACGAAGGCCTCGTAATCGTCTTGCCTCTTTTTCATCTGCCCCCCCTCTCACACGATGGCCGTGATCTTGTCCAGATTCACCCAGTAGGGGACGTCTTTCTCGTTGTAAAACTTCACTTGTCGGCGCTCGAAGTCGACGGCTGTCACGTAGACTGTCCGCCCATCTATCAGCCGCGCCTTGGTCTTTCGCGTGAAAGCGAGAGCGTCGAACGCTTCGGGGGTGATCGGGGTGGGGCCTTGCACCAGCGTAGGCTGCGGCTTAACCTCCGGGGTACCCGGCGCGGCTGGCCGAATAGATGGAATAACCGGCGGCTCGATCGGCATGGGGTTCTGCGGCGGAACGGGCACGGCTTTGCGCTCGAAGTCGGGCGTGTAGGTCACGTTCGGATCGCCACCGGCCATGTAAAGGGCTACCTGCCGGGCGATGGCAGTCATCTTTTCGCAATAATACTTCTTGCGGGCGCTGTGGATGTCCGTGATCCCGAGGGCGCGGTAACGCTTTACGGTGGCCTTCTCATAGTCGAGCTTCAAGTCGTCAATGCCTTCGCCGGTCTCGAGCGCACGCTTCGCGGCGGGGCTGAAGAGGGTACCCCAAACGACAGGCGTGCCCTCGATTTTGTCGATCACCTCCGAGGGGGTGTCCGTCTTGAGGTTCACGCGCCAAAGCGGTTTTTGAATGAGCTGCAATTTAGCCCGGGCGAAGTCTATATGGCTGGCGTAGTTGGCATACGGATCGAGACTTCCCTCTACTTTGTCATCTCCCAATCGGCCGCTTTGCCCGCGGCGGGCCTTGATGTTGCAGTAATTGTAGTCGCCTACGGGTCTCATGCCTGCGCCGGTGTCCAGCACATCCATCGAGATCAACAGCTGGCGCATGGCGTCGCTGAGCGTGTCGTCTGCCTCGAAGTAGGCGCGGTCGCTGGCTTTGATGAATGCAGGCCGGGTATTGGCTCCAAAGGCGCCCTTGACGGGTTGCCCCAGGTAGCTGTAGGGGACATAGGTCGGGGTAAACTCCGGCGGGATGGTGGTTTTGGTTGGAGTGTTCATTGTTGTTGAATCGTTTATTTGTTGGGTTGTTGAGGGGGCGGTTGGTGGCCATGCAAGGTGTCATCTGCCTTCTTCCGTAGAATCTCGGCGAGGTTATCCGTCCCAAGGGCTTCAATCACGGCTTGCACGATAGCCTCAGAGCGGCGGCGGGTCTTTTCGTCGGCCTTTTCGCGTATGCTGAGAATCTCGATAATGCAGAGACAGACACTTATCAGACAGGTAATGACGGGCAACCCTACGATGGGGTACAGCTTCATCAATACAAACAGATGCGAGAAATGCAGCATGTGGTCGATCATGGCTGCAATGATTACGGCGCTCTCATAGATGACGAACTTCGTAACGCTACGGCTGAGCGGGTTCGAGCGGATCTCTTGCTTGCTCTCTTTGGCCTTCCGTATGCCGCTGATGAGGTCTGCGATGATGGCGATTAAAACGAATACGAAACACGCGGTTGCCACGGGAAACATGGCTCCAGTGCCCTCAAAGAGTACTTCCATTTGTTTGTTGTTAGTTGTTGTAGGTGTTAGAAAAACAGGGTGCCCCGCCCCGGTTATGGTCAGGGTGGGACACCCTCAAGGCAGTGGCTACGCCATAACCACCACCTCGCGTTCGATCAGCAAATACCCCTCAGTGGTACGGGAAAGCGTGACCGCTTCACCGAAAGAGGGTCTGTAGAAATTCATTCTGAAACCTCCTCCACCGAGCGGGGCGTTCAGCTCAAACTTGGCGACAGGTGAAAAGATTGTCGCCGATGCACCTGCTGCGATATTCGCAGAGAGCGGAACAGAGACACCATTCACCGTTGGAGCATCCCCCGTGCCTGTAGTGACTTCAATGGACCCACGCGCACTGTTGTTCTTCACGTTGTATTTGTGGACGATGCCGGTGAAGGCAGGCGCCTCAGGCTGATGGCTTGTGATGGATGTATTCAGTATCATAAGATCACCACGTTAACGGTTAGCGACTCTTCTGGCTGCTTGGCGCACGCAAACGTCAAGCGGCCCTCTTCCTGTGCGGCCGCATAAACGCCGCATCTCCCATAAACTACAATCGAAGCCGGCGCGGGGCTTACGATAAGTGTATTTTCAGCCGTCACGCCTTCCACAGCCGCCATCAGCTGCTTTGTATCGGTATTCCAAGCTGAGACCTCAAGCGTGACCGTTTGCGTAACAACCTTGGCAGCCTCCCCCTTTTCGCCCTTCAACGAAGCAAGGAAATCAGACTTGCTGCCTTCATTGCCGGCCTCTTTCCAAAGGTCGTACGTGCTTTCGCCGGCGTCACCCTTTTCACCTTTCTGGGCAGCAAGGAAGTCAGACATGCTGCCCTCGTTGCCTGCCTCTTTCCAAAGGTCGTAAGTCGATTTACCGGCGTCCCCCCGCTCGCCTTTCTGCTTAGCCAGAAAGTCGGACATACTGCCCTCGTTGCCTGCCTCTTTCCAAAGGTCGTACGTCGATTTACCAGTGTTGCCCGGTTCACCTTTCTGCTTAGTGAGGAAGTCATCCAGGCTGCCTTCGTTTCCCGCCTCTTTCCAAAGGTCGTACGTGCTTTTGCCGGCGGCGCCCTTCAATGAAGCAAGGAAGTCAGCCTCGCTGCCTTCGTTGCCTTGCTCTTTCCAAAGCGTATAAATATCCTTACCGGCTGCGCCTTTCAATGAAGCAAGGAAGTCAGCCTCGCTGCCTTCGTTGCCTTGCTCTTTCCAAAGCGTATAAATATCCTTGCCGGCTGCGCCTTTCAATGAAGCAAGGAAGTCAGCCTCGCTGCCTTCGTTGCCTTGCTCTTTCCAAAGCGTATAAATATCCTTGCCGGCTGCGCCTTTCAATGAAGCAAGGAAGTCGGACATGCTGCCCTCGTTGCCTGCCTCTTTCCAAAGGTCGTACGCCGATTTACCGGCGTCGCCCTGTTCGCCTTTCTGCTTAGCCAGGAAGTCGGACATGCTGCCCTCGTTGCCTGCCTCTTTCCAAAGGTCGTACGTCGATTTACCGGCGTCGCCCTGTTCGCCTTTTTGCTTAGCCAGGAAGTCGGACATGCTGCCCTCGTTGCCTACCTCTTTCCAAAGGTCGTACGTCGATTTACCGGCGTCGCCCTGTTCGCCTTTCTGCTTAGCCAGATAGTCAGCCACGCTACCCGTGTTGCCCTGCTCTACCCAAAGCTCGTAGGCACTTTTGCCAGCCTTTCCCGGTTCGCCTTTCAGCTTAGCCAGAAAGTCGGCCACGCTGCCTTCGTTGCCCTGCTCTTTCCAAAGCTCATAGGCCGATTTGCCATCCTGCCCGAGCCGCTGGTCGAGCGCTACTGTTACGTTAAACTCTTTTCCTTCCATGTCTTACGTTGTTTAATTGTCTACTACTTCAATACCTGTGTTCACTTCGCCCGAGGCGATGTCATAGAATCCATCCGGGAAGGTGGCATCATAGATGCGCGTCCGGAAACGTGCAAAGAGGGGGCCTTCGGTGAATCGGGGGTTGTCGAGGCCTACGACCACCTGCCCATTATCCACCTTCAATCCCGGGGGGAACGCTTCGCCGAGCTTTCGCCCGACGACGATACGCCGCGACCGCGACGTGTAAAACTCAAATAGCAGATCGCACTTCGTTGGATCGACGGGGTTGCCCATTCGGTCCGTAATGTCGATGCGAAACTTTGCATCCGATTGCTTTTGCAAATACTGTCTGTCCATACTTCGTATAATCGTTAATGGTTCGTTGTCTATACTTCCGGCCGCGTCCACGCATAGGGGCGGCGCTGAGTGAGGTAGTTCGGATCGGCCATATTGCGGTATGCCTCACGCTCGAATCGGATAGCCCGGTAAGCAGTGTGAGCGTCGCGGAGACGCAGCATTCCCCATAGCCATTCCAGCATATAGATGAGGTAGAATCCGAGGAAACCCGTTTCGCGCATCTGCGCCGTGTGGATGGCCTCATGCCGCAGGACGGCTTCGGATAGCGGCCGATACTCCCGCCGAGCGAATACGACGCCCAGCAGATTGATGGCCGTAAAGCCACGGAAAGGCACGAGGCCGTTGTAGATCACTTTCATGCTTTCGCCTTCTTTTCAGGCGTACCGCCACCCATAGACCGGAACGCACTGGCCACCTCGTCCACAATAGCGGCAAACGCGGCCTTCTTTTCCGCCTCTGTCAGGTTGCTCCCTTTATCGAGGTAAAAGCTGATCCGCCCATCCGGAAAGGCCGAAACACTGCCGAGGTTCCGATCCTCACGTTCGATCGAGGCGTTCAATTCCATCGTTCTTCCGCCTTCTTCCGTGATGTTGTACCGGATCGACAGCGTGCCCGCCTCGTCGATCTTTGTCACGCCCTGTCTGATAATTCGTTGCAGTTCCATTTCTATTATTCCCCTTTCACGTCCACGGCCGCCGCTTTGACGTCGCGGATAACTGAGTGAATAAATTGCCCGGTGAGGGTCTGAATAAGCAGTGCAAACTCATCGTCAGAAAACTCTGTTTCCTCCCCCTCGGGAGCGTTGTAAACCTTGCGCGCCAGCGTGTCGAGCTCGAGCGTTAACGAACGCCCATAGATGGCATTGCCGAACGCCCGCCGCTGGTCGAGCACCTCGAAGCGCCCCGGCTCTACTTCTAATTTGATCCTACTGAAATCTATTCTTTTCATATTGTCTATTGTTTGATTGTTGTTATTGCCAGCATAGCAGCCTCGTCTTGGAGTCCCATACAACTACATGGTAGTCATTCCCTCCTATGGGCTGAGTGGTGTGGTTCTTATGCGGTAGATCCATTCTTATTTGAGCGTAACTATGCCAATCAGAGTCCAATCTCCCAACTCGGAGTTCGATCCCCCCCCTCCGCTCTGGATGCTCAACTCTCGACCGTTCAGACTTGTATTTGAACTGCTTCCATAGGTTGGATTAAATTCTCCTTTTAGACCGAAGCCGCTGAGTTCCATGTTCATCTTATTGTTTTCTAAAGCTGTTGCTATTCTAATGCCTCCAGTCGGAGACATAGACATTTGATGGTTAAAGCTATTTTTGACGGACGCCCAAGATGTTCCAGCTGATGAGATGTTTTTGTCTTCTATAACAAATCCTCCAATCTTCGCAGCCTTCGATAGAATCAAGTCCGCGTCAAGTAGCGAGGTAATGATCTTGCCTTTGTCAATGATGGTGCGGTTGCCATACTTCACGCGGTTAAGGTCAATGTCGCCGGAATTGACTTGTTTTTGCAGATTGGACGTAAACCTTTCCTCCGCGTCTAAACGGGTGTGTGCACTGTCGGCCAAGTCTCTTGTAGTCTTTAGACCGTCTTTATACGAACCAAAGGAGACGACGGCATCCATATTGATATTCTTCGAGATCATATTAATCGCCGTCGGGCTTTGGGTGATGTACGAGGCGATCGTGTCGCCATTAGCCAGCTGCGCGGAGGCGTATAGTGCATTGCCTTGTGCGGTGGTTATAAAGCCCGCCGTTTGCAGTCGGAAGATCTTATCCTCGGACGTTGCTTGCCGATTCAGCAGGCTGTTCACCTGATTTTGCGACCACGTTTGCAGCGCCGCGAGCTGATCCTTTGTTCCCCCGGCCGTGACATTGATACGCCCCACCTCACCACGGATCTGATCGGCAAAGACCTTGAACTCCGAACGGGTCTCATAGATCGAGAGATCCGGTTTGTCCGTCAGGTTGCTGTATCCCACGGAGCCCGATTCAATGCGAATATTCCCGCCGATCACCCCCTCGGCCACGTTGAAATACGTCCGGCCGTCGGGGCTGATGATGTTGCGGATGCGCATTTGCCCGGGCAGGATTTCCGTGTAGCCATAGGCCGTGGCAAAGCTGCGTTCCCCGCCCGATTCAGACGAAAGCAGCCCCACGAGGAAGTAATAAAAGCCATCGCCCGGGTCATACTTGTATGTCTCTTGCAACAGGAACTCGCCCGACGTGCCCCCTTTGGCGCATTTGGCCACGAGGTAAAAGGCCGACTTTTCACCTCCAAGGAAGGGCGAGGTGTAGCCCACCACGTCCCAATACTTATAATCCGTCGCTTTGTGTGCTGATGAGGTCTTATTGATGCCCATCGTCATATGCTTCAGGATGGCAGCCGGAGCCGTGAACACCTTCGTCTCATTATTCATCTCGAACAGCGGGATGATTTCGCGCTGCGTCTCCGTCCGGTTGTCGACGAACATGAATTGCTGATACTCGTTGCCCACCAATACGGACATCGTGCGCACCCAGATGGGATTGACGCCAGCCGAAAAATTGTCCAACGCCTTTTCCAGCATATCCTGCGCCTCTTTGGCATGCTCATAGGTGCGCGCCGTCTCGTGACGCAGCTGCCGGAAGCCCTCTTCCGTTGTTACCTCGTTGCGATCGATCTTACCCAGCTGCCCCGACACGCTGCCCGGCGATGCCACATTCGAGAGCTCGAACTGGGGGCGGCGCGGGGTGTTCACCGGCGTGCGTACCCCAGTGATGCGGATCAGCAGGCCATCCGTGGGGGCGTACTTATCTGACTCGAGCAACACGAATCCACCTTTGACGACGCGGCTGCCGATCTCTATCCAGTGACGGTCGGCATACAGCTCATCCAGCTCGGCGGAAAAGGTGTATCGCTCTACTTCGTTTTCATATTTCACCCGCACGGCCTCCCGGAACATCTCCCACGAAGCGCCCGTCCGTGTGGCATTGTCACACACATAAGCGTCGGGCAGCGAGCAACCGAATACGGCGTAGGTGTCACCCACCTTGGGGATGTAGACCGTGCCGCCGGGCATGGCGATGCCGTCGTACGTAGTTTGCACGAGCTCGAAGCGGCGCCCGTCGTGCTTATATTTCAGATCGAACTCCCGGCCGGTGAGGTTTCCACTTTGGAAAATGACTTTCATCGTCTGCCCCGCGATCAGCGCCTTATTGTAGTCGAGGGCCTCAGGGATGGAACTGTCGATGATGTCGTAATTCACATGGCCATCTTTACCGGCGATCATCTCGACGGACGAGACCGTGCCCACGCGCTTGGGGTAGATCTGCGACAGGTCGATGCTATCCTCGACAAAGGTCAGGAGCGGCCGGTCGGCACGGGTGATCTCCGTACCTGTCGCATCCGTTTTGTAGCTGCGCGCCGTGGCGGCGTTGAAGCCCGCTTCATCGGCGAACTTCGTCCCATCGAAAGCGATCGTTTGCGACTTTGGAAGCAACAGTTCCACACTGCCATAGGTCGAGGCGTCGATATTCTTCCGCCCGCCCTGTACAAGCAGGATCTCGCAAGGCTTCTTTGCCCCGAAATTGTCACGCGACACGCCCGGCTTCAGCCCGCAATCTCGCCCGTAACGCAGGCGCAGCGGGTTGGCTTTGTTGTATTCCACGCGGCGCAGGTAGATGGCTTTGCCCCGGATCTCCCATTCCGTTTTGAACTCATCGGCCAGCATTTGCAGGGCATCGGCGCAGGAGGTGTGGCTGTATGAAAGCGTCTTTTCCGTCGCCTCAATGCAGCCGCCCACCGTCCAGCCGCTATCCCTGCGATTAAGTGCCTTCACGATCAGCTCCAAGTGTGCCCGCGGTTTGGCCGTGTAGGCAAACTTCAGCAGGTTTTGAATCGTCGTGTCGCGCACTTTGTACTTACGCAGGGCAGCCTCTGGGCCTTCCATCGTCACGGTGTATTCGAAGTTGCGGTCGCCGTGGCAGATGAATTTTTGCGCGCTTTCCAGCCGGTAGCGCGTACCTCGGAAATCGGTGTAGGCCCCTTCCGGGATCTCCACATATTCAGGCAGGGAATAGTAGAGCGTCAGCAGCTTTGTCTGATGGATCCGATCCTCGAGGTAGCTGCCGTCGTCCGGCTCGACATCGAGGATCAGCGCATCCTTTTTATCGTAGATTTTCATCGGATCACCGTCAAATTCAGTTCAAACTCATACAGGATGAAACCGGGCCGGAGGGCGATAAGCCGCGTGCCCGTACATTCGCGATAAAACACGGGGTAATCCTTTCCCCGGTAGTTCAATGTGTGCTCACCCGGCGCCGTAAGTCGGCCGAACAGGGCGTCGCGGCAGCTCCACATGGCCGCCGTTGAAACGGCTTTTAAGCAGCATTTCAACGCTATTTCTTTGGCATTGAAACGCACGATGCCAGTGTCGTAGATGCGGCCGTCGCGGGTGGCGATCTCCCGGGTGAGATTCTGTTTTACCTCAGCCGGGCGCAGTAGGCTGTCACGCCCTTTTTGAACGAACACACCGAAATCGGCCAGATTGATGCCGTCGAGGGTGTAGGCCGAACGGATGACGTGCGTGCCCGGCGATTGCCAGACGGCCGCGTCAGTGCGCTCAGGTTCGTCGAGCTCGAACAGCGGGCGGAATGATTGCAGCGGCCCGTAATCGCGCAGCTCGTCGAAGTTGGTCAGGCGCAGGCGGAATGTTCGCCCGAGGGAGGGGAAAAGGATAGACCGATAGCCCGGCACAGCTAACGCCGCCACAAACCCGCGGACGTCGGCCTTGGGACCGGAGGCCACGCAGTCGATGCCCACCGTAAGGGGTTGCAGCTTGGGCGCCTTCAGATCCACCTCGAGCCCGTCGTGTTCCGGCCAATCATTGGCAGCCGGCTCTTTCATAGCCGGGTAGGCCAGCAGGTCGTTGTATCCGCCCCGTACCACCCACACGCCAAAGGCCGCCCGGGCGTCCACGCCATCGATGTAGATATTCGCTTTCATTTCCGTCTTATCCGTTATGCTGTTCGCAGGGTCACCCCGCGGGAATTGATTGTTTCCAGTTCGCGTTTCATGCTGCCGATACCGCTTTCGATCTGCTCGAGGCGCCGGCAGTGCGATGTGTTATCTCGTATCTCTGTCAGTATGGCCACACCCGCCACAAGGGTCTGATTGATCCCCCCTACGGACAGTTTGATGGCGTCTTGATAGATCAGCAGCGCCGTCAGACGGCCCTCGATGGCCGTAGCCGTGTCCTGCGTAATGCTTTGGATACTCTTCGTTGTGCCCGTGCGGCCGTCCTTCGCCTTATCATCTTTCTCGCCGAACTTGGTGTAGCCGCGCTCCTTCGCGCGCTTTTTGACCTTATTCAGCAGCTCGATGTATCGGTCGTCGCGCTTGGTCATCTCTTCCATCAGCTTATCGAAGTCGTCGAGTACATCCTGATCGCCGCCGGGCTTCAGCGATTCGACAAGGTTCTTCTTGAAATCCTCGAACACGTCCGAAAAGATGGCCGAATACAGTAGTTGCGTGATAAAGTCCTCGAGCGAGTCGGACGCCGTGGCAAACATGGCCTTACTGGCATCCTCGCCCGCCTTCCACGCTCCCACGATGGCGTTGCGCAGGTTGTTACCAATGTCGCCGGCCAGGCTTGTGGCGATCTCGCCGAGGCTTTCCTCCGCCTTTTTGACGGCATCCTGCCAATCGAGGGCGTTTTGAAGCAGCTGCTTCGTCTTATCGTCTACCTGATCGGTGTTGATCAGTGTTTTCGCCAGCTCTTTATTCAGGTTGCCGGCCTCGTCCACAAGCCCCGGGAAAACCTTCATCAGATCATCCGTGACCTTGTTTTTTTTCTTGCTGAATATGCCCGCAAGCAGTCCGCCGATCGTCCCCACCACGGCGCCGATGGCCGTTCCTATGCCCGGAATGATCGAGCCCACGGCCGCGCCGGCCAGTGCCCCCGTGGCCGCCCCTTTGACTACGTTGTTGCCGTCGACTACGTTGCGCAGGTCGACGTTGGCCTGCCCCTTATGCAGCTTGCCGATGGCATCGGAGTAACCATCCATTGCCTTATTCAGCGCTTTGAAGCTGTCTTTGATCTCACCGGCGTAGTTGCGCACAAAGGCGCCCGACTTGCTTTGCAGGCGCAATTGCTCATTCAGCGACAGGGCATATTCATGGGCAAAGGCGATGGCGTTTTTGTAGAACTCTTTTTCCACGGCGCGGCGTTTTTCGGCCGCCGCGGTGATCATATTGATCAGCGTGGCTGTGCCCGAGATGGCCGTGCTGATGGCGCCCACCTTGCCCCGTGTCGTATCCATGTCGCGGGAAAGCATCTCACTGGCGGCGGCGAGGCTCGAACCGATTGCCGCGAAGGCCTGACCCACGCTGCCGCTCAGTCCGCCCAGCGCCGCGGCCATCTGCCCGAAGGCGCCGAGCACCTCGGACAGCTTTTGCGTCGGGATACGTCCGAGTTCCTTATTCAGGGCTTCGAGTTCCTCGCGGGCAAGGGCGATTTCCTTAGCCAGCTTGTCCGTCGGGGCGAGCTTGTATCGCTCTTCCATCAGCCGGATACGTTCCTTTTGCACCCGGCGCTCTTCCTCGAGTTGCTTTTTGCGACGATCCGCTTCCCAGCGATAGAAAGATTCCGCATTGGCCATCTGCTTACGGGTGATCTCAATGTCATAATTGAGCATCTCCGCGGTATAGCTATTTTTGGCCAGCATGATCTCTTTCTCTTTGGCAACGGTGAGTTCGGCGATCAGTTTCTCATTGTTTTCCGCCATCCGCAGCCGCTCTTTGTAGTAGTTTTCGATGTCATCCAGCTGCACGGCCAGCTCATCGGCAAAGCGCAAGCGCCCTTCCTTGAATGCGCCGTTGACGGCTTCATCAATCTCAGCCGCGGACTTCTTATAAGACTTTTCGGCCAGATCGACGAGGTTTTTGAAGTAGGTCGTTTCTTCCTTCGATAGGGTGGCATTTTTGCCATAGGCCTCTCGTTTGGCCTTCAGCATATCCTCCTCCTGCTGTTTGATGGCAGCCAGTTCCTTCTTCTTATTCAGTTCGGCCTGCTGGCGTTGTTTGTAGTAGCTGTCATTCAGCAGGTCGATCTGCTTTTGGGCGAACTCGAGTTGGTTATTCTCCCATTCCCGCTGGTAGGCCTTTTGCAGTTTGAGCCGCTCCTGCTGTTCGCGAAGTGCCTTTTCTGCATCCTTGTTCCCTCTTCCGGAGCCGGAACGCGCCGCCTTGTCTATAGCGCCCAGTTCCTTTTCCCGATCCGTGTCCAATTTGATCAGAGAGGCCTTCAGCTGGTTCACCTTGTCGATGTCTTCCAGACTGTTCGTCGTTAGTTTGTTTTGGCCTTCCTGTATGCGCAGTTCCTCAGTAAGTTGTCGCTTCCGCTCGTCATAAATCTCATTGACGACGGCCTTGTATTCGTTGGCTAATTGGATCCGCCTTTTGCCTTTGGCGCTTTCCATCTGCTCGCGCAGCTTTTCCGCTTTGGCCTCTTTTTCCGCTTCTTCCACCCGCCATTCGCTACGGTCACGCGACAGCTTTTCCCCAGCTACACCCAACTCAGCCGTTTTTTTGGCTGCTTCATGTATAGACGTGAGATAATCAGACACGCGCTCATTGGCACGATCTATTCCCCAGTAGAATTTTGAAAAACCTGCACTAAGCTCGTCAAAACCCTCCGTAAAGCCCGAGAAAATGATCTTGCTCAGCCCTTTGAACATATCCCCCAAAGCCAATAAGCGGTTGGCGAGATTCGACAAAATGGCTCCACACACATCGTTTACAGCCTTTATCGGATCACGGACGGCGTTATAGATCGTTTCGCCGAGCTTAATGAGCGATTCCCTAAGCTGCCCCATCACACCAGAAAGATAGCCAGAGGTACGGGCAAACTCCATCTGTCCCTCAACAGACGAGTTGAACCACATCACCAAGGATCGCAGGGCAACGACGATGGCGTCGAGGAGAAAAACAATCCCAGAGGCTTTGAGAGCCCCAAAGGCTTTAGAGAGGGATCCCACTCCCGAGGCGGCTGTATTCAGTGGCCCAGGCAGCTTATTGATGGCATCGGCCTGTACACGAAAGCCCCGCGACACGAGATTGCTCCCCTCAGCCATCTTTTTTAGGACTTTGGAGGCCTCTATCTCTAATCGGTCGAGACTGTTCGTCACGCCGTCGACATCCTTATCCAGATTGCCCTGAAACTCGAATGTTACGTATATCGTTTTTTCGTCGGCCACGGCCTTTTCTCGTTAGTTGTTGGTGGGTTATGGGGGCGGAGGCTGTCCCGCCGTTTTAAGCCAGATTGAAAAACTTTTTGGCTTCAGCTTCGGAGGTGATTTCGCCCTCGTCAGCCGGTTTCTTCTTTCCGTATTTGGGTTGGTCATTGATGGCCGCCAGCACAACGCTCCACGGCACTTTATACATCAGTTCGCGCCACGTCCAAACGCCTTGCGAGGCGATCTGGAACAGTGCGCCGAAAGGGCTATGGGGGCCTTCGTCCCTTAACTCCCCGTCGCTTCCCGGCTCAGATTCGGAGTCGTCACCTGTAGATGAGCAATCGATCTGATAATAGTCGTAAAATGGCCCGCGCCACTCAGCAGGACGATCACTTTGGCCAGCTCTGCCATCGTTTGGGCATCCATCCGTCGGCGTAGGTAGGCCGCCACGGCACGATGAAACAGCGCACTCATCAGCCCCGAACGGATCAGCCCGAGGGCGATCAGCCGACTGGCACGGACGCCGTTTTTGGCCGCTGAGGTGAGCACTGCGGCGGCCTCGCCCGTTTCGAGCGTTTCGAGGTCGACGTGCATACGCACATACATCCGACTAATGCGCAGCAGCTGGGCATAGACGGGGCGCCGAAAGCGCATCGGGAACACCTTTATCCCCAACATGCGCAGTGGGCGGGGCGCCGGCACCTTGACCAGCAGCCCCGTATCCAACAGCGCATCGGCGACGTCGATTTCCACCGCCCGCTTGTTTTCCGTCTCTTCCATTATGCCGTCCAGCTGAATACCTCGTAGGTACCGCTATCGTCCCCATCGGGAGCCATGCAGCGCCCCGTAACTTCGATCTGCGCGATCTCCGTACGGGTCAGGTTCCACTGGAAGCGGGCGAGGATCTTTGCGCGGGGAATGTCGAAGCCCACCTTGTAAGGCGTAAGCACACGAAGCGCCTTTTCCACTTCCACGTAGTCCTTCGGGGGGATGAACTTTTTCACGTTACGCTCCGTGCCAGACAGATCCTTGATTTTGCCATCTACCTCTTTGCCACCAAACAGGGTTTGCAGCACTGCGTTATCCCATTCGAGAATGTTAAACGTGAGGTTCTTCAATCCCTTTTCCGAGATCACGGATTCCACCGGGGCATCCGGCTCTTCCTCGCAAAAGAACTCTTGTGTCTGATCCTGTTCGGTGGTAAAGGTGGCCGTGCCCTTCAGGGTGCGGGCCAGCTGCTTCATCTCTTCCGGCATCTTAGCGCCGCCGTCTGTCACGTCGCCGAACAGGATGGCGCTCAGTCCGACAGATCGGATTTTCTTTCCTAATGCCATGTTCTTTCTTTAATTGTTAATGGTTGTTGGTTGTAATAATTAGGGGATACCCCCGCGACCTCTGATGTAGAGCCGCACGATGAGCCACGCGGCCATGCCGAGCACGAGGGCCAGGAAGGCGTATCCGCCGCCCATCAGCGCCCGGTGATGCCACCGGAAGGGGCGCTCCACGGTGACATACTCCGTGCGTACACGGTCGGTCAGCTCGCGGATCGTGCGGTCGCGCAGGGCGATCACCCGGCGGAGGCTGTCTTCGTGGCATTGCACATCGAGCAGGGCACCACGGTAGCCCGTATCGGTCAGGACGTCCGTCAGCGTCACATTCGGCACGATGCGCGCGCCGGGCACGGCGATCAGCCGCGAGAGCGCCACCCTGCCCGACTGGCATTCCAGGTAAGCACGGATCAAGGCCGAGTCGGGTTCGATGACCACGAGCGTATCGCGCACCGTCTCGACGACTTCCCTTTGCGTCATCTCTCGCTCCGTGTACGGCATGCGCAACAGGCGGCAACCGGTCGTCGCAAAGAGTGTGAGGGCAGCCACCGCCGTAAGCCATAGGCGCCGAAAGAAGGCGCGCGCACGGTCGGGAGAGAGGTCGGCCAGTGCGCGCAGCCTCGGAACGAACAAAAAAGTGAGGGGAAACACCTTGGCAGGGTTACTTATTCGTTTTTGTGGGGTCGGCCTTTGGGGCCTTTGCTTCCGTGGATGGTTCCTCCTTTGCGGCCTCGGAAGGTTTCACCGTCTCGGGCGCCTTCGTAGCCTCGGAAGGTTCCACCGCCGCGGATTCTTCCGGCTTTGGCGCCGCTTCCGTGGGGTTCACCCACGGGGTCGAGCCGCCCAGACGGACGTACCTATCCGCGCCACCGGTGTACATCATCACCGTATCTCCGGGGTAGCACGGAATGCCCGAAACGGTCACCGGTTTATCGGTCTCGTTTTCCACGATCAGCATGGAGGCCGGCTGAATACCCTGCGGGAAGGCGCGCAGCTCGGCCTTGGGATCATTGGCAGTCACTGGTACGATGCAAGGATTGCAATCGTGACCGATGATGCCGTCCGCCGTAGGCCGGCGCAGCGCCGCGGCCGGGAAAGGTACCATGACCACATCCGGCCCGTCTAAACTGTCCGGGGCAACGAACGTGTACCGCCGCCCCGTGGTCTCATTTCTGTACATCGCCACTTCTACACTTATTTAGCAGAAAGCAGTGCGCCGATGTATTTACCCGTGATCGGCAGCGCCATGCCGCGCATGTTGAAGCCGATGATGTCGCCGCGGTGTTGCGGGTCTTTGAGCGCGGAATACATGTCAAAATCACCCTGACAACGACCTACGGAATCCTCGTGGTAGGCCAGTGAGGCAGGCACATCGCCCGTAGTGGCCGCTGCGCCCCACGCCTTCTTCTCGTGCGTCGTATTGAGGTATCCCGGCGTCAGTGAGCAACGCACAACGCGGAATGAAAACAGGCGATTCTCATTCCAGATGTTTTTGTACGCTTTGAGGTCTTGCAGCATCAAATCCGAGGCATGCACGTGGTTCAACGCCAAAATGCGCTCATCCTCGGGCACCTCCAGCTCGTTGAATCGAAGCTCCATTTCGAGGATGTCCTCGAAGGTCAGCATCTTATATCCCCGCTTGTTGGTAGCCGTTCCACTGGCGATCGTCACGGGAGTCGTCGGGGTATCTTTCTGCGGCGCCCAGTTGTAGGCGGCTTGTGCAGTAAATTGCTTCAGCAGCGCCTTCTTGTGCCCCTCGATGACACTTTGACGTTTCTCCGATGATTCTTCCACCTCAATGGCATCGCGGTAAACCGTGTTTTCCGTGTCGAAGCGGTGCAAGGGTAGCTGGTGAGGCACATCCGTGCGGGTAACTACCGGAATCGGCCACACGGTATTATCCATGTAAACCTTCGGATCGACGCCGGCCTCTTGCAGATTCAGTGCGTTGTTATCCACCCACGCGTCGAGGTTTTTGCAGTAGGACAACAGGGCGTTGCTCGGATAAAACTTTTCAATGATTTCCGGAATCCAGATCTCTTTATTCAATCCCATTTCTATACTGTTTAATTGTTATTGCAATGCTGTTTCAGGACGGATCATGGCCGTAGGCTTCACGGAATTTCTGCACATAGAGCTCGCGATCCTTTTTCAGCTCTTTCAATCTGTCGGCCTTCAGAATGTCGGCAAATGACATGTCAGCCAGCTGTACCATGCCGCCGGACGTTCCTGCGGGTGCGACTTGCTCGGCAATGCTCGGGCGCTTGGGGATGGATGCCAGCCGGACGGAAGCCTGCGCAAAGTCCGTCTCAAAGTCTTTCAGCCACGCTTCGCGACCGTCTGCATTGATGCGGGCTTCGCGTATGGCTCCGTCCACCAGACGCACGGCCTCAGCCTGTTCCGCTTCTTTCTTTGCCTTATTGATCGACTCGAGCCGCTCAGTCAGTTGTTTGTTTTCATCTCGGAGACGGACGGTCTCCGTTTGCAGCTCGTCGCGGTTGCGGATGATAGCCTCGACCGCCTCCGTTACAGCCGCTTCACCAGCGGCATCATTGAGTTTCAAAAGTTCCTTCAGTGTCATATATGTATCATTTGAAATTGCGGTATTGGGGCTCCCAGCAAATAGGCGGATCACCTGTGCACGGTCATTGAGGTCTACCCGCGCACCCGTGGCACGGTCATAGAGCGCCAGCGCGTTGTGGTTGGCTCCAATGGGGCAAATTGACGCTTCGCGCGCTGTCCAACGCACAATGGTCGGCCCAGTCTGTCCCGGCATGCGATACACCGGATCCTCCGATGCCTCGTCTACCCACGCAGAAATAGAGGCCATGCGCAGAAAGTCACGTTCCACTTTCCCGGCTACCTCTTTGGCGCGGGCATCCGTTTCATCGAATACGGCATCGGCCAGAATCTGTGTCCCTTCGATGCGGATATTCTCCCACCGGCCGATGGGCAGCTCCCAGTCGTTATGATTGAGCAGCATCACCGGGTTACGGCGGAACTCATTCAAGTTCGCCCCCGCGGTCAGCATACGGATCCCATACGTGTTCACCGTCTCATCGTGTAATATGAAAGTCTTTACAGCCATTGTGATCTTGTTGTCGACTGCAAAAGTGTCAGCCCATCGAACGACCTACAAATCGGCCGGAAATGGGACGTAAAATCCTGCGCTTCACACGTAAAAATCAGCGCTTCATTTCACGATCTTTTCAGGGGAAGACCTTACAGGCTGTAATTTTGTCACATACAAACAGACTTAGTTGCAGTAAGATGGATAAACAAACCCCCAAAGGCGGGACAAAGGCCGCCCGCCAGCAACAGCGTGAGCTGGCACGGCTCAAATTCTTTTATCAGCATTGGACGTTCAAGGAAATTTCCGGGTGGCTCGGCGTGTCTGAAAACACCATTGGGAAATGGGCAAAGGATGACGGGTGGAAAGATGAAAAACGATCCCTCACTCAAAGCCGCGAGCAGGCTCTGATGGCCGCGTATAAGCAACTGGGCGAGATCGATGCCAACATCGACGGGCGCCCCGAGGGCGAGCGATTTGCTACCAGAGATGAGCGCCTCGCCCGCCGTGACCTACGCCGCGACATTATGGAAATGGAAGCCGGTAGCGGCGTCCGCGATGTGATCAATGTATCGCAGGCCTTACTGAATTGGCTGCGCGCCTTCGATCCCACAAAGGCCATCGAAGTCAGCGCCCTATTCGATCAATACATTAAAGAGATGCTCCGATGAAGCTGACGGACAAACAGGCTTTACAGGAATGGGAGCAATACCTGCAATCCATCCGCGAAGAAACGGCCATCGATCGTGCCATGCCCGTGGCCGAACGCGAAAAGCGCCGCCAATGGCTCGAGGCGCATCCCCTCGAATGGATCAAAGAGCTGTTCCCACGGTTCGCCAAATATGACTTTGCAGGCTTCCAAAAGAAGGCTATCGCCCGCATCATTCGGCAGGCCACGGAGGGCAACTGGTACGAGGTGCTCTCATGGGCGCGTGAGCTGGCAAAGAGTACCACGGTGATGTTCGTTGTGATGTATTTAGCGCTTACTGGCCGCAAGCGGAACATCCTTTTGACCTCCAACAGCAGCGACAATGCCGAACGCCTGCTGCGCGTCTACCGGGCGCAGCTCGAGGCCAACAAACGAATCGCCTTTTACTACGGCAATCAGCGGGGCACGAAGTGGACGGAGGAACATTTCATCACCGCCCGCGGCGTTTCCTTCTTTGCCGTGGGTGCCCGGCAGTCGCCCCGTGGTTTCAAGCTCGACGAGGTGCGCCCAGACGTCATCCTGCCCGACGATTTCGACACGGATGAAGAATGCCGCAATCCTGAAATCATCGCTGACAAATGGAACTGGTTCGAGCAAGCCCTCTACTTTACACGCTCTTTCAGCGAGCCCCTGTTGGTTATTTGGTGTGGCAACATCATCGCCCGTGATTGTTGCATTGCCCGTGCTGGTGCGCGTGCCCGTGAGCTGGCCGGGCGGAATAAGCCGCTGGGGAATTGGGACATCATTAATATCCGAATGGTAGACATCCGCCGACCCGATCCCAAGCGGGACTTTGCTGAGGGCGTTTCGGTCTGGCCGGAAAAGAATACGGAGGCGATGATCGACGAAGTACTCGCTCAGGTGTCGGCCGCCTCGGCGCAAAAGGAATGCTTCAACAACCCGGTGGTTGAAGGGACGTACTTCAAAGAGATCACATGGGGCGCCGTGCCCCCGCTTAATAAGTTTCCTTTCCTCATTAGTTATGGCGACCCGGCGCCCTCCAATCGCACGACGCACCGCAAGGGCGTGAAAGCGCTCGGATCGTTTAAGTCGAATGTGCTTTTGGGTATTTTGGATGGCCGCCTGTATGTCATTACGGCCTTCCTCGATCATGTCACCAATGATGAGTTCGTCAATTGGTATTACTACCAAAAGGATTACGTCCGTGACCGTACGACGATCTACAACTACATCGAGAATAACAAGTTACAGGATCCCTTCTACGAACAGGTTTTCAAGCCGCTTTTTCTGCAAAAGGCCGTCGAACGGAAATTCATCATCTCTATCGCACCCGACGAGCGAGCCAAACCGGATAAGTTCGCCCGAATTGAAGGCAACCTCGAGCCGCTCAATCGGGCGGGCAATCTGATTTTCAACATTGCCGAAAAAGAGAATCCCCACATGCAGCGACTCGAGGAACAGTTTAAGCTCTTCGATGATGGACTCCCCGCCCCAGCCGACGGCCCGGATGCTGTGGAAGGGGGTTACTTCGTGGCTCAGCGTAAGGTTGCCGCCATCACCCCCACGGCGTGGTCGATTGGCACGCGGCCAGTGAATAAGAAGAGATATTAAGGGGGACAGCTACGGCCGCTGGCGAAGTTGATCCGGATAATTAAGAATTGCTCATTAGCCGGCCGCCTCCCAACTCCACGAAGGGTAGGCACGTCGAAGGGCAGCGGGCGTTTCGCGGCGGGTATGCAGGTCGGATAGGAGCTGGCCCGCATCGCGCAGCACATCCGTGATCGTTCGCTCAGACATGAAAAATTCAGACTCAGAAAGTATGTGCATCACATCATCGAAGCGGCGCCGGCGTACCTCTGTCCAATAATAGAAACGCGCAGCCATCAGCTGGTTGCGTGCATCGATTCGTTCCTCGCGTGTCATACACATCGGGGGTACCCCCTCCGTCTCTTTGGTCTGATGCTGTCCGGCCATTACCTTGATTGCTTGTTCTTGCTTTTGCAAAGAAAGCAAAAGCGTAGGGAAAGAGCGACGATTCAGAGCAGGTGAAAAGATAGACACAATGTCATCTGCCTATATACAGCAAAGGCGGCCTATCCATCCCGGACTCCGGCCGCCCCTATCAAAAGAAATTTATAGCATCTTACTCTTATACCTTGTCTGCTTCTTTCCTGACGTCAGGAAAATGCTCCCCCCGCTCTATCTCTATGATCCCCCGTATAATCTCATAAGCCACTTGCGGGACAATCGCGTTGCCGGCCGCTCTTAGGGCTTCTTCGTTGAATCGTTTATCGGCTCGGTGGGGCGCCTGCGGGCGCCGGCGAAGTCTGCCGGGTACCAGTGTCTCTACCCTTGAGACAAAAGACTCCCGCGGGATTCATGTACCCGGCCAAACTTCGCAGGCGGCCGCAGCCGCCCCGATATGAATCATCCCCGCTGCCATCCTGTTTTACACCTCGTCGTCCGTTTCCGATGTGTTATTCCCAGCGGCATGCGCCCGGCAAACTTCGCCGGCATGTACCCGGCCAAACTTCGCCGGCGTCCGCAGACGCCCCTGGTAAGTCGCTTCCCGGCTTCGGATCCACGCGGCAATATCTTTCCACGGGAGCATCCCGCCTACGTTTTTATCATCCACGTAGCAATGCGCATACACCTTGCGCGCGTCGCTACCATAGGCCACCACCTGATCCGGCTGATGATCATTGATGCGATCGAAGCCGATGCCCTTTTCAAGCAGCCAGTTCACCATCTCCGTTTGCTGGCGCCCTTCGCGGCATGTCCAGATAATGATATAGTGCCCTTCGGCGCGCAGAGCGTTGATCGCCTCACGCGCCCCAGGCATCGCCTCGCCGATCCTCGGCCACTGGCCGTCGTGGATCGTTCCATCAAAGTCTACTGCGATGATCATACGTCCGTCATGCTTAAGGGGATGGGCACCCAGGCGCCCGACTCGTCACGTACCGCCGCGCGGATGTAGTCTTTCGAGGGCGTGGGTTGGTAGCTCTCTTGGATGATGCGCACGCCCTCTATAAAGCGTTCGTCGCCCGTTTCCTCGGCCATCTTTTGCAGCTGTAGCACGCGGGAGGCCTTCAGATTGCCCGCCTCGTCGCGCGACAGCAGCCGCAGGATGGCCTTGACCAGCGCGCGGCTGGCATCGTCGCGGGCCTGCGATTCGATGTACGTTTTGACCATCGCGATACCCTCGTTCACCGTGTCGCGGTAATTGTCGAGCATGTAGTGCCCGATGGTGATGCGCATCGTGCCCTCGGAGTTGGTGAACGTGTGCGACTGCTGATCGTCTTTCACGCCGAACAGCTCCGCCTTCATCTCCAATGCCCCGCGGAAGGCCTCCGCCGCGGCCGTCTTTTTCTGGGCGATAGCCTCGCTGATATTCGTCAGCTCGGGCATTACGGCCGCGATCGTCTCATCCACCAATTCCGTGTAGGCTTCGCGATCGGACTTCCGTTTGGCCTCCGCCGCTTTCTTCTCTTTGGCCAGTTTGTAGGCCTCAAACTCTTGGCGCTCCTCGGCCGTCATTTCTACTGTTGTCATTTCTGTTTATGCGTTTAGGTGTTTATCTGTTTATGCGCCCAGGGATCTCTTTCCGTCCGTCGGGGAACATCACATAGAGGAAGCCCCCGCCGCCCTGGGGTGTATCCGCCATTCGGCCGACCTTTTCAATGTCTTTTACACGCTGCATAAAGGCGTTGTAAAGGCTGCGTAAACGCTCCAGCGGGATGCGGTTGAAGTTCGTAGCCCCGGCAGCCCGGCAGGCAATGGCCTTTACCCGATTCACATCCGCCTCATAGTCCATTGCTTGGCAGTAGCCGAACACGGCGGCCATCACCCGCTTGCGCCAGCGGTCTGCCTCGGACGCCCGCGGGGTCATCGCCACGGCCAGTTTACTACACACGTCGGCCAGCCCCGCGCAATCCATTTCCGAGGAATGCTCTACGCCATACGAGGCGAGGATTTCGCGCTTACCGTCCTCATCGATCCGCGCCCTGTTTAGCAGCATGTGGAAGCGCTTTAGCAGTTGCCGCTTCCGGTGATCGTTATCTATTGTTTTCATCATTCTCTACTTCTTCTAACTACCCGGGCGAAGCCCGTAACTACCGGGCGGCCTTACCCGCCCCTACTTCTTTTTCTCGCCCCCAGTATTCATCCGCGCCTTTATCCCAGATCACCACCGGCCGACCGCCGCCGTAACGGCTCGTGGGGAAGGCTTTGAACCCTTCGATGCGGAAAGCCACGTTGGCATCGCGCAGGATGCGCAGGGCCGTGGGCGTCGAGGGGCGACGGCCGTCCACGTGACTGATGTAGACGAACAGCTTCGTGGGAAAGCGTCGTTTGAGGTCTTTGTATTCTGAAAACTTCAGATCCATGAATTGCACGGAATCGATAAAGATGATGTCCGCACTGCGTTGCCGCCGCAGCCTTTCGCAAAGCTCGTCCTTGCTTTCGCGGTCGAGCAGTATCCAGCGGGCGCCCGCTTCGAGCATTCCAGCGCGGTCGACAGCCATCTGGATCGTTCGCGAATTGCCCTCCTCGACGCTGTTGTAGGCCACGCGGCCGAAGGCGGTCAGATACTTGGATAGCATCATCGCGAAGGTCGTTTTGCCGTTTTTCGTATCCCCGTAAATGATCCAGCTGCCCGTCAGCTGGGGATCACCCACCGCATCGCGCCACACGCCATCAAACCCGAGCGTGTTGAACTTCGTGGCCAACACATTGCGCGCTGTCAGTCCCTTCTTCATCGTCGTTATGCTCTTTTTGACAGTTCGATGTTTATCCGTCGGAGGGATGGCGTGTTATCCTCACCCATCAGGCGGCGCAGCAGGCGGTTCACGTCCGTATCCGCCCCGGCGTTGGCTTTGATGATCATCGCGGCCGTCAGTTGCAGGAAGCGCTCGGCCTCTTCGCGGGCCGTGGGCACGACCTTGCCGTAGCGCTTGCCAAAGCGGCCGAAGATTTCGGCGTAGCCCACCTTCTTATTGTCGATGGCTCGGCGGATCTTTTCGCTGAGACCGTCAGCGCCCATCATGTAATACCCGCAGCAGTGCTCCGTGGCGTTCCATAGGGCTTTGATCTCGAGGAAAGCCTCATAGCTGAGGTCGCCCGCCTCGTCGAGGATGACCAGCGGCCGATCGAGCGTTTTGAGGTAGAACACGAGGTCGTTGTAGACGTCCGCCAGCCGCCCCGTGCTACCCACGCCAAACTCTCGGGCGATGCCCCGCAGCAGCTTTTGCCGCGTTTTGACCTGCGAGCAATCCACGTAGACGGCATTGCGGTGCGTTTTGACATATTGCCGGGCGGTGTAGGTCTTTCCGATGTCGGTCAGGTCGCAGAGCATGGCCGAGAGGCCGTTCTGCTGGCACATTTCGAGCTGCGCCGTGATGTATTTGAAGACGGGCGTTTCGGCCGTCTGCCATGCCGGCGCATCGGTCAGGCCGACGCCCAAGCGGCGGGCGATGCTGATCCACTTTTCGTCGGCCAGCACCCCGACCGTCTCGCCCCGCTTGATGCGGCTGTATTGCGCGCTGCCTATGCCAAGCGTGGCGGCAAAGCGGGCGTCCGAGCCGTCGAAATTGGCCCGACGCGCCGCCAGCGCAGCCCGGATTTTCTCTTTGTATTCGTTCGTGAGGCTCATATATTCGCGTGTTTTTAACGTTATTCTTACTTGCTTATGACTGAGTATTATTTGCTTGAATGCATGATCCCTGACGAGCTGCCCGACAAGCAGTTCGTCGAGAGTACCAAAGCTCTTTTGTCGTTTTCCCGGCTGATGAAATGCCCTTGCCGGCAGGTGCAAGGGGAAAACTATTGGTTAGTTGAATTGCCGGCTGACCCATATGCTTTCTGCGAGGCGATAAATGCGTTTGAGGCGTTTTGCCCACTTTATCAGATTGCTCATTCTCTACAATGCTATCCTGTCGAAACATGTCCTATTCGTGTTAAGTAGTTTCTATTTTGTTGGTTCATAATTGATCGATCGCGCGGGCGGCCCAATCCTCCATCGAGGCCGTGAGTTCGTCTTCCTCGTAGCCGATCGGCTGACGGGTCTCGACGATTTTGACCGGCGCCGCGGCCACAGCCTCAGCCGTCTCCCGATCCACCCGACCCACCTGGGGAATCTCTTCGCGTCGCTCGCGGATCATCCGGTCGAAGCGCGCCGCCCGCTTGTGTTGCACGAGCATCCGCGCCTCGTCTTCCTCAGTGCGTTCCGCGGCGCATTCGTTGTAGGCCATCTCCGCCCGCGCCGTGGCCTGACCGATGTAGACATCGCCCTGATAGAGGTAGACACATGGCACCGAGCCATCCTCGAGGGGCAGCCAGTAGGCCGTGACGCGCCGATCGTTCGGCTGAAGGCGGCTGAGCATATCGAAGTCCGCAAGGGCGAACTCGGCACTGGCTACCCGCACGTAGTCGTTGTTGCGGATGGTCGTTTCCGTCACGTTGCCGATGTGTTTATACAGCCTTTCCGGCGCGATCGGCCGCAGCGTCGGGTTGGCGTGCTTCAAAAGCACCTCGCGGCGGGTCAGCCCGGGGAACTCTTTCTGCCGTGGATGCAAGGCGTTATTATGCAACTCAATGTCTGCTAAATCGTCGGCAATGATCGTTTGCGGTTGAAAGGTGGGATCGATGAAATCGCCGTGCACCTTGTTGCGCACGCTTTTGAAGGCCTCCGCCTTGCCGTACCAACGGCCGCGCATGTGCCCTTGCTTCTTCGATGTGCCCCATTTGAGCGACCGGATGTTGTGCTCGGCCCGTTTCTCGGTGGGCGACGAACAGAATCGGACGAATTGGAAGGCCTCAGGCAGCCAGTCGATGTTTTGCATCAGGTGATGCTCCACTTCCAGCTCGGCCGGCATGGGCAAACCCAGCTCCGTGAGCTCGCAAAAGACGTTGCGGAAGGCCTCTATCACGGTGTCCAGCGTGGGCGTGCCCACGGTGTAGGCCGGGCGGAACCAGTAGCCCGAGACGACGTCCACGCAGAGGTATTTGGCCACCCAGCCGCGGGTGCTTTTTCGGGACAGGACGGCGTCGTCCATCGAGATTTTGGAGAGGGCAAATCGGCCATTGTGTCGCACATGCTTCGGGCGTTGCGAGTTGGCGTAGTCGAACTGGCCGTTGCGGTCGGCATAGACAGCCGTCTCGTTGACCACGTTTTTCAGGTACCGCCGGATGGTCGAGCAGCTCACCGCCTGCGGGCGGCCTTTGTAACGGTAATCCTCGGGGCGGAACACTTCGCCCGTCTCCCGGTCGAACAGCTCCGTATCGCCCGCCGCGAACTCCATGTAGAGCTCGTGCACGCGGGCTGCAAACGGCTTGTCGTTCGTTCGCCAAAGCGCCACGATCAGGTTTTCAGCCCGGCGGGACACCTTCCGCGCCGCGTCGTTGCCCATGTTGCGGGGCAGCAGCGCGGCGTACCCCTCAGCCACATAGGCGCGGAAGGCGCGCTCGAGGCTGCGTGCGTTGGTGTACTCCGGTACGGCCACGCCGTACGTTTCGGCCGACCGCCGGCACTCGTCAGTGTGCCAACGGAGCATCGTCTGCCAGTAGGCACCTTTCCGAAGTTTGGAGCCACTGGCCGCGCGACGTTCCGTCTGCCGGGCGAGTCCCTCGCGGAGGGCGTTGAAGATTGAGGCTTTGGCCGTGAGCTGCCGGACGGTCTCTTCCGAGAGGCGCCCGCCGTCCGCCTTTTCGTAAGCGGCGAAGAAGGCCTCCGCCTCCCGATCCATGTCCACGGTGTAGAGCGGCCGGTGTTCCTCACGCGGCACACGCCCCATCACCCGTTCGATCACCCGCAGCCGGTCGGCCCGGCGGATCGAACGCGCGTCGATCACCGTCTCACCTCCTTTGCGTTGGCTGATGATGGATACATCGCCGTTTTGTCTGTCATAACAAAACTGCCGATACGTCAGCCCCGACTCACACCAGTCGTTCACCGTCAGGGCGGGCACACCATCTATATATGCGTAAGCGGGCATCGTTCTTTTTATCTCCTTTCAATGTCCGGTTCGGGGGAGTCGAACCCCCGCGGCCACTTTCGGCCGTCAAAACCCTGAACCGGCGCCCCCTTAGGGATCAGGCACCCCCTTGGGGACTCACGTCAAACAGTTCTAAGAAATAAGCATCTATGTCGAGCAAAAAAGTATTCTTCTAATCCTCGCCGAAGTGGTCGGCTATGCGTTTCATCCGTTCCCGGTCGAGCCACCAAATCAGCCCCACCATAACACCTGCAACCAGGTACAGGGCAATGTCTGTCATCGTCTCCGATCCTTCCGTCGGGCTGCACGAGAGCAACACCCCAAGGCATCCGAACCGAAGCCACATCCCCACGCTTGTCATTCTGAGCGCGCCCAAAAACATGCGTAGGGGCGCACACGCATACGCCTCCGGGCATCCCGTGAGGGATGAATGCCCGCTCTTGTATCTTCCGTTTTCCATTTTTCACTTTTCGTTTTTCGTTGCACTTACGCCCTCCCTTGGATATATCGTTCCACCCGTTCGGCCGTCAGTCTGACCGACTGCCCATCGTCCGAATCGAACAAGTAGACATCCAACTCCCGGTATCGGTATCGCAGCATTTCGCGCCGCCCCCGACCCGTGTACCAATAGCACGCGCCGGGCCTCAAATCACTTGTTTTCATCGCTCAGCTTGATTTTCTCGATTTCACTCATCAAAAACACCCGCAGCGCCACTCCGATCCGCGGATCGTTCCACATCAGCCGGCACAGCTCTATCAGCATGTAGCCCCGGCCGCACACCGCCAGCATAGCCTCTGACTCTTCCTCGCCGTCCATCTGATCCATCGTAACCAACACCGCCGCACGATCTTCGGATTTCTCCTTGACCAACTTCCGCAGCTCATTTCCTATCTCATCAGCCCGCAGAATCAGCGTGCTATTCACCTCCGAGACATCCGCTGGTCTCATATCCTTATCCGTATTCATTTCGTTTTTCACTTTTCGTTTTTAGCTCTTAATGATCAATTCTATCGCATCACTCAGCGCGTCGATGCGTGCCTGCGCACGCAGCAACTCCACATATAGCGGGTGCGCCACTTGGACGATCTGTTCGTCCATCAGTTCCTCTTCCAGTCGTTCCGCGTCCGCCTGCGCCAACTCCACCCGCTGGCCCAGCTCGCCGATTACAGATTCATACTTCGTTTCCATCGCGTCGTTTTTCGTTGCCATCAGCTCAGTTGTTCGATGACGGACGTCATCCGCGCCTCCGACAGCGGATTCACATACTCCTGACAGTTCTTCAGCGCCCGTTCCTGCAAAGCCAGCATCACGCTCCCGGCATGCCCACCGGCCTGACCAGCCACTACCCGCTGCACGAACCACACCGGGTAACCCGTCGAGCGCGCCACCTGTATGTAGTCCCGCCGCGACAGGTAGCGCCTCATCCGCCCCATCATCACCCGTTCCAGCTCTTCCCGTTGCTCGTCGGTCAGCTGAGCCCCCGGCGCCACGTAGTAGCCATATTTCCGAAGGCTCGGCAGCACTTCGCCCGTCACCCATTTCCGGAACGCCCGTGCCTGCGGCTTCCTGCTTTGAAAGATCAGCGCATACATTCCGGACTCGTTGACGAACGTAAGCTCCTGCTTTCCACCAAGGGTGTCACTATTAATGACACCCTTTTCGTCATCGTCGAGCCGGCTCACTGCTTGGCGGCTGTTATCAAGTCCAAGCAGCTCGCACACATCTTTGGCCGCAAACCACGGCTCATCCTTAATCATCTGCATCCGTACGGATGCCCCTTCTTTCCATTGTAAAATGCTCGTTTCCATTCTTCTTACTCCTTCATTTTAATACAGTTACTTGTTCCTTTCCTTTCTCTTTCAGACCCATATCCAGCGCCCGTTTCCGGATACGCTTAGCCAGGTCGCTTTGCGAGGCATCATTTAATGCCGCTCTTACCATTTGAGTACTCACTCGGAAGGCCTTTGCCAACTCCTTTACCGACTCGGGGTCTCTTAGAATCTTTCCCATCTCTCTGTTCGTTTACTTAATCCATAATTTTAGCGCGCCTTTCATTTTGAAAGACGTCGCAAACGTATAATCATTTGATGATATAGAGCAACAAAAGATGAAGAATTTTCTAGGTGTAAATGATAGAATCCTGTATTTGATTGATAGTCAGCTTGGTGGCAACAAGAAAAAATTTGCAGAAAGAATCGGATTCGCCCCTCAAGTCGTATTCAATATTGTTTCCGGGAGGAAAAGCAAGCCGAGTTTCGACGTGTTAGAAGCGATCATATCATCATTTGATGAAATATCTCCCGAATGGCTACTTACTGGCAAGGGGGCTATGCTGCGCGGGCAATCGGCGCCGGAAGTGGCTCCCCCACCATCAGAACCGGCCTTCCCCGGCTTTATCGAGAAAATACAGGAACTGTCTGTCAAAGTCGGCCGCTTAGAAGCTGAAAATGAGCACTTGCGCGCCGCCATCGAGGCCAAACAAAAAGAGATCGAAGCCCAACAAAGAGAGATCGAAGCCCAGCGAAGGGAGATTGAGGCCAGACAAAAAGAGATTGAGGATAAGGAACGACAGATCAAGCTGATGCGCATTGATCACCTGAAAAAAGAGGAACCCGATATTCATACTCAATATCTCGAACCTGCCCACGCACCTCTACCCCCCGAAAACCCCGTAGAATCCGCCGAACTGTTAAAATCTCAGCCCCAAGAAGCCCTCTTTACCCCCTGAAAACGGCCTAAAACGCTGGTTTTAAGCCCCCTTTGTTGTGTCCCACCCGTCGCAACTCGCGCTCCTACGCCGTAATAGGGGGCAAAACTCACCTCAAAAAGTCCACAACTTAACACATTCTTAACCCGTAAGCGGGGGGCACTCACCCCCCTTCGTTGTCAATATTTTGTCATTATTCGGCGCCAGGATTGTCATTATCGCGTCATTATTCGATTTTGAGGGGTAAAAAAGAGGGGTGCCCGAACCCACGTCCGAACACCCCTTTTTAGGCCCTTTTTAAGGCCTCTGAGCGCCTTTGTTTATCCCCTCAGATCATCAGTATTCATGCGCCTTTTCGCGCGTTTTTGGCCCTTTGGGTGGCCTCAATCCAACCCGCCCGTTGTAGGCCCCCAATTCCATCCCCTCGAATCCAACCGAAATCCAAGCAAAATGTACTGAATGTTTGGCGCCCCTTTTTCTCACATCCCTGTCTATCAGTGTTTTCCGTTTTCCCCGTTGTACTTAATGATTTGTGGGGCATACGTACCTTGCAGGACTATCGCGACCGAAAGATTATCCCCTACACGCAGTTTGCCGGAAAGATCCTTTACAAGGCCTCAGATCTCGAAAGGATACTGGAAGAGAATTACAAGGGAGGCGGGAAACGGTAAGACGCGAAAGGCGCATAATTGAATTGAAAACGGCACTTGGCAGCAGAGGAAGATCTGCACCAAGTGCCATTTTTTTAGAATATCTACATAGTGTTTTGAGAAGCAGTTCTGAATTTGTCTGTGGACTTTTTAAGGAGAATATGACAGAAAGTGAGGTACAGCATGGCTTCTGCGGACTCACTACATCGTTCTTAATTGATCGTCATTCTCCTGTAGTTTTCTATCCAAGAGAACGTTCTTTCTACGATCCATCTTAAGAGGAGAACAACAATCTTATGTGTGTCCTCTTTCGGGCGAAGTATAACTTTAAAATGCCAACCAAGTTCTTTGTGTAACAATGGCAATGTGCTCTTTTCGGCCTTTGATTTTCTTTCCTCTGCGAATTCCACATTCTCTACTGTCTATATGGGAAAGTATGGGAGTCGGGAGCAAGGGAAAGCGAGAAAGGGCGAGAGGGCCGATGGGTAGTGACTTTTGCCGCATCCTGCCGAGGCTTACGCCAGAGGGAAAAGGCAAAAAAAGGGGCTTCAAAGAGGGAGTTCAGTTACCTAATCGTTCCCCTTTTTGCCTTTCGGCAAGAGAACGCAATATGAGGTAACTAAACCGAGTCTTTTTCTCTTGCATTCAGTGTTTTGCGTAGCGACAAGTATCTCTTTTAAGGTTCCACTTTGTAAGCAACAAAACGATGAAAGAAAAAACGTTGAAGCTGCTCTTTTACCTCAAACGGGGCACAAAGAGCAAGGCGGGCAAAAGCCCGATTATGGCGCGCCTCAGTGTGGGGCGAACGATGGTACAATTCAGTTGTAAGACGGCCTGCTCCCCGTCGCTTTGGGACAGCCGCAAGCACAGGCTCGTCGGGAAAAGCGCCGAAGCCGTGGCCGTAAACGCCGAGCTGGACAGCCTGCAGGTCAGTGTCTGCCGCGCCTATGAGGACTTACGGAAGAAGGAAGGCGAGGCCGTGACCGCCGAGGAGGTCAAGGCCCTCGTCTTCGGACTTCGGAGTGACTGCCAAGGCTTGCTCTATCATTTGGAGGAATATCTCGCTTGTTTTCAGGAGCGGGTGGGGGTGGATCGCAGCGAACGCAGGTACAAGTTCCTCCGGGTTTTTCGGGGGCTTCTCGCAGCCTTCCTTCGGCATCGCTACCGAGTGAGCGACTTCCCCGTGCACAAGGTGGACAAGGCCTTTATCGAGGAGCTCGAGGCCTACTTCGCGCAGGAGAAAGCCTTCAAGCTCAACACCACCGCCGGCTATCTCACCGTGCTGGCGTCGCTCCTCAAAGACTTGTACAAAAGGCGTGTCATCGACACCTATCCCTTCATGGGCTACTCCATCCGATGGGACGTCGGCACACCGCGCTACATCACCAAGGACGAGCTGCGGCGTATCATCGATTTGGACGACTCGCAGCTGGGGAGTTACGAGCTTGTATCCCGAGATATGTTCCTCTTTTCGTGCTTCACGGGCCTCTCTTACACGGACATCTACCACTTGACGGCGGAACATCTGATCGAGGAAGGCGGAATGACTTGGATCCGCAAGCCGCGTGTAAAGACGGCCCGGATGTGCCACATCCCCCTGCTGCCCGAAGCGTCAGCGATCATCGAGCAGTACAGGGGCATCCACACACGCGCCTTTCGTCACGAACCGCCCCGGGGCTACCTCCTTCCGATCCCCGGCTGCGACACCGTCAATATCCATCTCAAGAAGATCGCTGCGCTTTGTCACATCCCTAAACGGTTGACTTTCCACATGGCCCGCCACACCTTCGCCTCGCAAATGACCCTCGCCGAAGGGATGTCAATTGAGAGCGTGTCCAAGATGTTAGGGCATAGTGAGATCAAGATGTTGTTAACGTAACTTATACCCCTTGAATGCATAAAGCGAAATATAACCAAAGCATATAAAGCAAAGGCCATAGGCGTATCGAGTGTTTGTGACATCTTTTAAAAGTCCAAAGAGTACTGTTATCGCAGCTCCACCAATAAGCCCCATCGTCAGAATCGATGAGCCTTTTTTGGTAAACTTCCCCAAATCCATCAAAGCTAAAGGCCAAAATGCCGGCCACATAAGCGAACATCCCAAAGCCATTACGCCAATGCAGTAAATGCTATAGGTTCCAGGAAGAACTACAACAAGGGATGTACCCACCAAAGCCACAAAAGAACAAATCTGCAGAGCGCGTGTCTGTGAGAGATATTTAGGAATAAGTATGATTCCCGTTATATAACCAATACTAATACAGATAGGTGTAATCCAAGAATAGTTTTCAGGATGATCCAATCCTAACTCATTTGCATAATCTATAAGCGTTCCCAAAACAATCGTCTCAGAACCTACATAAAAGAAAATAGCAATAGCACCCAACACCAAATGTGGAAATTGGAATATAGAATTCTTACTATTGGCATAGGCTGAAACCTCTTGGTCATCTTCATCACTATTATCACTATCTTCACCAGCTGCCTTCACTTCTGGTAATGGCGACAAAAGAGCCACAACACCCAAAATAATGAAAAGACAAATAATAACAGCAAAGGGCTTTCCTAAATCATCAATACCAACACTACCCGAAGCACCTGCAAAAAGAGCAATAAATAATGGTGATACTGGCCAAGCCAACTTATTAATCATACCCATCATAGAAATTCGCTTTGCTGCACTTTCCGTAGGTCCTAATATCGTGACATAAGGATTAATAGCTGCTTGCAAAAAAGTGTTAGCCGTTCCGCAGGTAAAAGAAGCTATCAAAAACAAGGGAAAACTCTTTTCTGATGCCGAAAAGATAAAAGCTCCAAAAGCTACCGCAAACATTCCAAACGATATTGCCATCGTGCGCTTGTAGCCAATCTTACTGATTAATATTCCCGCAGGATAACCAAAAAGAAGGAAAGGTAAGAATGTTGCACCAATAAGCATATATGCTTCCATTGAAGAAACACTTAATGAAACCTTCAATACTGGAACCAACAATGAATTAATACCCAATGCAAAACCACAAGTGAAAAACATAAGCCCTAAGAATGCCATAGGGACAAGAAAATTCTTTTGTTCTTTCATAAACTCATAACACAATAATATTAATTAGTATTTCGATCAAACGATGCGGAGGAAATTAAATTTTTCTATTGGAGTAATACATAGTCAACCAGCAATCACAAAGCTCTTTTTAAAGAACTCTACTTTTAGCGTAAAAAAACAACATTATTATCACATAGAGGATTGCAATCCTTGTTGATGAAGACTGCCGCAAAGCTTCATTAGCTTTACGTTAAATATCTCTAGCCTAATCTTTCTCCCAAGTGTTCCCTATTTTTATTCTTACTGTTGGACATTATCCCAAAACTCATAATATCGACTTGGGAACCATTTTCAAAGTAAAAAGGTAGGGGCAACTAACCCAGTTGGCAAGTCCTGGTATAACGTAAGATTAGGTTGCTTGCAATTGTGAACGTAGGCGTTGGTGATACTGAAACTCATACCCAACTCTTTGGCGAGCCATGTTTGGGTGAAACCTCGCTTCTTCAAATGCTCTTTGATGAGGTTGCTATGCTCTTTCTTCTGTCCCATCGGATGATATTTATCTTGATATTGTCTGCAAAACTATAAACTTATAGCCAAACGGAAAAGGATTGCGAACAGAAACGGTAAAACAAAAACATCTTCTTTGTGGCAGATATGTCATTCAAACTACCGGAACAAGAAATAGAGGAACTGCGCAAACTTCAGCGTAACGTTATCGGTCTTAGATACTATGCTCGGGTTACGTGCATATTGATGCTTGCCTTGGACTTTAGCCCTGACTTGGTTGCCCAAAGTTTGAGCATAGACGTCGCTACCGTCTATCGGTACAAGGATCTTTACGTTCGAGGAAAAACGGACATTTTTTTGGAAGATCACTATAAGGGTTATTGGGGACGTCTTGAGAGTGGGCAAATCAGCCTGCTTTGCGAAGAGTTGGAGCGACATCTTTCTACCGATGCCAAGAGCGTGTCCGAATGGGTAAAGGATACCTTCGGAATAGCATATACGCCAGCCGGAATGATGGATCTTTTGAACCCAAATCGGCTTTACTTACAAGAAGACTACAGAGGTTTCTTGTGAGGCGGATGCAGAGGAGCAAAAGGCATCGTTCAAATGATAAAGGAGCGCTTCAGAGCTAAGAAAGAAAGCGATATCTACTATTACGCAGACGGCACACATCCGACTCACAACACACGTTTCACTTATGCATGGATCAAGAAGGGCAAACGTTTGGAGCAGCCCACTCTGTGAGCGGTCGGCGCCCAAGTCAATATTAACGGACTACTTAATGCGCATGATGTGACAGAGGTCATAGCCCATGAGTGTCCGAGTGTCGATACCGATTCCGCCATCGCCCTTTACAAGGTAGCTTTGGAGAAGCTCCCTGAGGCTGAAAGTATCTACATCATCACAGATAATGCACGCTATTACCTGAGTAAAAAGCTTCGAGAGTGGGTGAAAGGCACGAAAATCAAGTAGATCTTCCTACCGTCCTATTCTCTGAATTTAAACCTGATCGAGCGACTGTGGAAATTCCTCCGAAAGGAGATCATCAACACGAAGTTCTATCGGACAAAACATGAATTTCGAGACGCGGTGCTCAAATCCTTTGACAACATCGCGTCTTATCGGACGCGAGTTGGAGTCGCTTCTAACTCTGAACTTCCGCGTACTCAATTCGCTATCCATTTTTGATTGACTATACAAGGGAGGTGGAAGCGGTAATCCGACAAGAAGGGGGGGAAAAATAGGACCTCTTCGCATAAACAAATGCACAGATGCCTGAATGTACTTTCGCACACCCCATTCCTCCTCTTAGCTTTTCTACCTATTCGGTTAACTCATACGATTCATTATAGTGCTGAAAACTTCCCCCTTCCGAGCCCCAAGTGAGGCTCGGAAGGGAGAAAGGAAACCCCTCAAAGGGCTCTCAACTCACCTTATCGACACTCAAAAAAATGACTCCGAAAAGGAATGAGGAGGATATGTAGATTGTGCAGATCCCTCTCAAATCGTGTTATGTAGTTAGGAAGGTAGCATGAAGGATTTCGAGCTTCTACGACATTCTAACTCCTATTTTCTCAATCTGTTACGTCCTGTTGTAGTTATGTAGTAAGATCTAATCGGTGAAGGGAAAAAAGGCATGTTAAGACAGCCGTACAGGGATCACGCTGAAGCCGCTTGTTGCTTTTGGATCAGCTTGTCCATATCCTCCGAGATCTTTTTGTCCGTCACCTGCGCATAGATCTGCGTGCTGGATATGGACGCGTGCCCCATCATCTTGGCGATGCTCTCTATCGGGATGCCTGCGCTGAGCGACAGGGTTCCGAACGTGTGGCGCGCCATATGAAAAGACAGTCGTTGCCTGACGCCACAGGCTTTACCCACGGTACTCAGTTTGTTATTCATCACACTACGACTGCAATCGCGTGGAAAGACAAGGTCGTCGCCTTCTTCTTTCACCGTCTGCTCCTCTTGGCTTTTATTGAGGATCTCCTCCGCGATCGGATGTAGCGGCACGACAGACTCCACTTTCGTCTTCTGTCGTTCCTTACGGATATATCTCCGGCCATCGGCTGACGTTTGGATATGCGAGAACTTCAATCGCTCCATGTCTACAATGGCCAGTCCGGTGAAGCAAGAGAAGAGAAACATCTGTCGGGCCTGTTCTGCTTCCCTGTCGTTCACTTTCAGCGCCATGAGCTTGGCCACATCGCTCTTTTGCAAGAAGCGAATCTTCCGTTCCTCCTTTTCGTAGGCAACATCCTCAAATGGATGGCAGCGGATGACTTTCAAGTCTACCGCACGATACATCAACCGACTCAATCGGCAGAGGTGATTGTTCATGGTCGATGCCGCCAAACCGCGTTTTTTGAGAAAGAAGCGGAAGTCCTCAAACAGATCTTCCGTAATGCCTGCGAGGGGGATGTCTCGCCCTCCGTTTTCCTTCATGAACGCCCGAAGCAGCTTGTCCGAATAGATCAGGTTTTGGTAGGTACTTTCAGCCTTTGACTTGCCCACGCATGCCTTCACAGATTGCAGTTCCGCCTCGCTCATGGCTAAAAGAGTGGTTGGTGTGGCAACGGCACCCTGCAAGCAGTTCTTGAGCAGTTCTGGACTGACCACGCCATCTTTCGTGAGTATTTCCGCGTAAGTCTTTTCCACAAGCTCCCTGAATGTAGCGAGGCGTTGATTGATTTTCTTTTCGCCGGTTATACCCTGCCTGCTGTTCCATTCATCTGGCAGACATTCCTCGCCGGTTGTCATCACCGCACTTCTGCCATCGATGGTGACGCGGCAAAATATGGCCGTCTTGCCGTCTGCTTTTGTCTTCTGTCTGTTGATATAGAACAGGATCTTGAACGTACTTCTCATATCGGTTTCGGCTAAATGGTTAGGTGCAAATCTTCAGTGAAGGCGATCAAGCGATCGAACTCTTCAAATAGCTTTTGGGGAGTGACTTTCGCATATCGCTCGGTCATGCGCACCGTGCTATGCCCAAGCATCTTGCTGACGGTCTCGATGGGCACGCCTTGTTCTAAGGTAACGAGCGTAGCGAAGGTGTGTCGGGCGGTGTGCGAAGTGAAGGGTAGCGCGATACCGGCCCGCAGCCTGAGAACCTTCAGATGCGATTGATAGGTCAGGTAATTGATGTGAGGAAGCAACGTGTTCCTTCCTTCATCGGACAGTCTGTTCATCAATCGAAGCGCTTCGGGCAAGAGCTTTACACGGCAGAGAACGCCTGTTTTCTGTCGGTTAAACTTCAGCCAAAGGGCGCCCTCGTCGTCGCAGACAAGATGCCCACGGTTCAGTGCCATTAGATCGCAATAGGCGGCGCCGGTGTAACAGGCGAAAAGAAACACATCGCGCGCTATCTCCAGGTCGATCTCCCAGCCGTCAAAACAGAGCGCCTTTAACTTGTCCAACGCTTCTCTATCGAGCGCTTTGGGTAATCGGCTATCTCCCTTGCCCACGTGCACATTGTCAAATAACAAGGAGTCTGCCACTCCTTCGCGATAAGCCAGTTTGCAGACCTTCTTGATAAGGACGATCATGTTGTAGCAAGTGCTCTGTTTCAGACCCATCTCTCCGATTACATACTGCTCGAATTGTTTGATGAAGTCTTCCGTGGGCTGCGAAAAGGTTAAGTCGGAAGCGTTATGCTTCGCTCGAATGAACTGTTGCAATCGCGCTCTCGTCTGACGATACAAGACCAAAGACTCTCTTTTGATGTCTACTCCGACGTGCTCCTCCATGTCCTCGATCAGGCCGTCGAACCGTTCCAATAGCATGGTTCGACTTTGCACGCAGCCTTGGAAATGCTCCTTGATGTCGGTTGCGTCAAACGGAGATCCCTTGGCAAGCAAGGACTGATAGGAAGACTGAACGGCGAGAAGGAGGTTATCCAACTTGGCATTGACCTCAACGGCCTCACGACTCTTCCCGTTCATCCGACTTTCGCGCGGGTTCCACAAGTCAGGATTGCAGAACAGCTTACAACTGAACTGTGCAATGGAACGCCCCAGCGTGATGCGTCCCATGATCGGCGCCTTGCCTGACCTATCGAGAGAGCTCTTTTTGAGGTAGAGCAACACCTTCATTTTCTTGTCATCCAT